TTAATTTGATAGTTAGGATTTAACTGCCACAGACCCTTTCTAGTTACTATAACTGTATGAGTGATATTATTACTATCCATAAACGTATCAATAACGTCTATAGGAAAGTTATCTGGAGTTCCAAGTATCTGCGGTGTAATTCTTGGCCTTGTGCGCAGTTCTTGATTCTTAAGAATAATATTCTGAAGATTAGGAGAATAAACATCTGCCATTTGATTTTCAGGTTCTTCTACGTTGATCCCCTTCCAAGGACCATTGTAGATCGCCTCAAAATAGCCATTCTCTTTTATTTGAATAGGCAAAGTTTATTCTCCTTCGGAACTAATACTTACTTCTTTTTCTTAAGTGGCATCTTTACTTTCTTGCCAGATTTTACAATTTTATCCTTCATAGTTAGGCTGCTCCTTTTCTAAGTTAATTACCAACACAATTGAAACTAAAACTATCTGAAACTGTATTCGGTCCAGTTATAGTAAAGTGGCTACCGTCAGTATAAGTAATCGCTAACGAGTTAGCAGGGTTAGTTGTATTACTTACCGCACACTTATAAGAAGCGTTTGAAGTAAATACAGCCGCACCAGCAAGTGTTATTACTTTCGTACTTGGAGTTCCAGAAACCAAACTCGAAGAGTCTGCCACTATATGAACATTAACTTGTTGAGTTCCTGCTGCATTATAAGTAGTCGGTACTGTTGTAAGATTTGTTACTGGCGTCGTAGACGTAGCAACATAAGGAGCTGTACCAGTACTGAGTAGAGATTCTATTTGTCCAAGGTTATTAACTCGCCCAACTTTAGTACCAGAATTAACTGTTGATCCCGAGCCTCCAGCAGGAGTAATCCACCAATTTATAGCACCCCCAAGAGCATTACCAGTAGATGGACCTCCGGTGATATCACTATCAGTTCCTGCAACATTTAACAAATTAAAGTTATTTGACGCCGCAGGTACTGGTGCCGCGCGTCCTAGCATACCACCATATTCTAATATATTCCTGCTTGCAACATTTCCACCATTAGGATCACTTCTTCCACCTATCCATGTTGGTGATGCAGAATTACCAGAATTAATTCCTCCTGTATCCCAAATTAATACTTTAGTTCCAAGATACTGTTGTATAGGTGTTAATAATCCTAAATTAGGTAGATTTGTTGGCATCGCCCATGATATAGGTTGTGCCCCTCCAGAAAGTTCTACACGAACATTCCAATCAAGATCATTAATACAACATCCTTGTGGTACTCCTCCGATAGTATTTAACCAGTCTGGTCTAGTAACATTTAGTCTAGAAATTGTAGACTGTGCTTGACTTCCATTAGTCCATATATGAATTTGTCCACCGGGAGCAGTAACATTTTTTATAGTACCTGTAAATCCTACACAACCAGCACAAGTACCAATAACATCTTCATTCATATAAACCATCGTTACCCCACCGGCAACGACGGTTCCATGATTCCACTGTGGTTCAGTAGCAAAAAGACTTGTACTATCTGGACCGGGACATTGTATTAGTGGATATTGTGTTTTCCAGCCTGCGGCCACAGTCATAATATTAGCTGTGTTTGCAGTTATAACACCATAACACAAAGCATTTTTGTTTATACCACTACCTATAGTCTGTCCATAATTAGCAAGGAATAAACCAACAAAAGCATTAACCGTCCAATTAGTTCCTGTTGGAACTGTAGTAGGTACAAATACTGCTCCAGTAGTACCACCTACCCAATTATGAGTATTATCTGGTGATCCAGTATGAGCGGTTATAGTCATTATAGAAGCTGAAAAAGTTGGTGCAGCCGAAGGTGTATAAACTGCCCCACTAGTTTGGCCAACCCAAGTATGCGTATTATCTGCTGTACCACTAAAATTATTAGCAAATAAAGAAGCACTACCAGTTGGAGACGGAGCTTGTTCTGTCGCAGTTACGTTTGTAACTGATTGTTTAATAATCTCATTAAATTGAAAAGTTCCACTTGTTACAGAACCAGTAATAGTTCCTATAGAAGATGGATTAACAACAATAGTTCCGCTTGCGCCAGTCGTAGCTTGTGTTACAGTTTCAGGACTAATAGCATTAAAAGTTCCTATTGTTACAGTACCATTTATAGTTTCATTAGTATCAACCAACGTAGTTGCACTACCACCACTAGCATTTATTGGTGCTGTAGGCAAGCCTACACCTATAATAGGACTAGTATCTACAGTAACTTGATAATGTGCTCCATCTCCGGCAACAGGACCACCACGCATAACAGTATTAACAGGAAATCCTGTACCAGGATTAGGAAATGAAGCCTGATCTATTAAAAGATCATCTTCAAGTTCAAGAGTTATACCAGCCGCCATCTTTCTACTTTCAGACCTATAATGTTTCATAATACATGGACCTTGAGTAGCATCACAATACATATCATATCCTGTTTGCGTAGCATACCCATTCTCCATACTAGAAGTATTATTACCATCTCCACTGAAAGATACCCAACCTCCTCCGTGGTTCTCAATTCCATTATTAGTACAACCTTGCATATCTCCAGAGATTCCTATAGATAATGCATTCTGAGCTAAGCTGGTAGCTGTACCAATCTTATAACAGGCAGAAGTAAAATTAGCAAATTCACAATCATAACAGTAAACGTTAGAATACTGTGCTCCTCCGCCACTTTTAGCTGCAAATAAACCTATAGCTGCATTACTATTTCCACTTAAAGTTATATGATTAAAATCTAAAAATTGCGGCCTTAAATCAACTCCATGAGTACCATCATAATCAATATCAAGCAAAGCTCCGGTTGTAGTTCCTGCTTCAATAAATACACAATCATCAATATTGCCGTAAGCAGTAGACTGCATATCAAAGATACGAGCATTATTCGCAGTCTGTGTTATACCACCATTATTATTACATTTAATGTGCCAACGAGCGCCTTGACTACCTATAAGATGATAGAGTTGTAACTCTCCATTAATAGAGTAATTAGCATTAAGATTCCATTGTTTATTATAAATACCGAACCCACTACCATTAATACGACACGTAGTATTTCCGCAACCAAAGGCTCCATATTCGGATGCCTGTAAAGCAGCTAAATTAATAGTCGCGCTAACATTAGCTCCTGCTCCCCACCATTCTGGATTAATTTCAGTTAAAGCTAGATTACCAGTAAAATCTACTGTACCATTAGTTCCAGTTGCTTGATAAAAAATCTGATGTAAATCAGGATCAATAATACCACCTTGCGCCGCTAGTGTAGCTGAACCCGGACGAAGTCCTATAATAGCAGACATATAAGAACTTAATACTGGAGAATTATTAAAATTTTGTGTCCCTGTAGTTGCTCCTCCAGTACCATTAACATTATATTCTTGACAAACAGATGCACCATTAAGACCACTAACATTACCTGCTAAACCGGGAGGTTGTGTATAACCAGCTCCTGCTGTACAAGTCTGTGCATCATTAGGATCTTCACTATATACAATAACAAAATCATTAGCAAGAAAAGTTGCTGTACCAGGATTAAATGGTGTCGTTGAACCAAAAGTAAAGGCGCCTTGTCCATCTGCTTTTGGAGATGGCCCTAAACCAGAAAGCTCTAATGCCATACAAGCATTCTTAGCTATTGTTCCACTAAGATTAACAGTAATAACTGTAGTACCACCAATAATACTTCCTGCTATATAACCAGCTACAAACCCAGGAAATCCCAATGTAGTTGCTTGTTGTTGAAGGTAGAAGTTTCCTACAGAATCTGTAATACTTGAAATACGTGTACTACCAAATGTATTATAAGGTCCAACAGCCACCCATATAGCATTACCTGCGGTAGTATTATTCAGCGTCATTGTACAAGTTGCTGAAGGAGAAGCAGCAGGATTAGATTGGCCGGGGGTAGAACCATCTCCGCTATGATCTACTACACCACCACCACCGGGTGCTGTATGATCTACTAATAAGGTAAATGCACCACCACCACTATAATCAAAAGTAACATTTGATGGCTGTCTAAAACTAGAAACTAGGCAAGTATCTGAAGGATTATTAAATCCTCTCACATAAACTTTTGCCGGATTCGTACCTATGGCCGCGAGCATAGCACGTACTCCGGTAGTAACATTTGTGCCGGTGGCTGTTCCAACAGGAGTATTACATTGTGCCCAATCTCTAATATCCCAATACGGAGTAGGACGTAAAATAGATACATTACCAACACCTTGAGATGCTATAGTCTGCCCTACTGCTCCCGTAGGAAGAGAACCACTTCCGCAAGTTCCCCACTGAAGGCCAGTAGTTTGTCCAGAAGCAGCAAGTAGACAACTTCCATCACTACCTACTGGCAGTCTCGTGTTAACAGTACTAAAAGTATAAAGATCGCCTTTAGTAGTTAATGGAGACGAAGTCCCACCTACGTTAGTCCAAATAGTACCATTAAAGAAACGAATAGTATTTGTATTAAGATTGAAATATGTTACTCCACCAATTAAATTAAGCGAAGCTTCTGTATCATTCCAAAATCTTGGAAGATTAAGAGAGTTGCCAGAAGCAACTAATATAGCTGCGTTAATTGGTCCACTAAGATCAATAGATGGCCCAAAGACATCCTGAATAGAACTTGAACAAGGAATACTTGTATTACTACAAACTGTAAATTTCCACTGACCGCCTAGTGGCGTAACCTTGTGATCATCAGTAAGAGTAATACTGAAAGTACCAGAACCATTCATAGTTCCAGCTACGTTATATGGAAAGGCTGCACCATTTAATTTATAAGTAAAGACAGAAATATTCCCACTACTAGGTGTGAAATCAGCCTGTACTGTTCCATTAGCAAAGACTTGCCCATCAGGAAATTGAATAGTTCCTGTAACTGTCGTCGTCTGCGTAAACGCTAATGCACTAGATAGAATTAATAAAAACAATATTAATTTTTTCATAGTATTAATATAGAATACAACTTGCTCCAGCTTTAGCTGCTGCCGTTGCTGTTGTTCCTGCTGCTGTCATCTGAATAGCAAAAGTACCTGCGGTTCCAGAAGCTAATAAAGTTCCTGAAGTAGAAGATTGAAATACTGTAGCCGCTGGCGTTATTGTTCCGCTGGTCAATAACGTAGTTGCTCCAGAAGCAGAAATCGCTGTTACTGCTTCGGTAGCAGTATTAGTATTAGATGTTTTAATCTCCGCCATCCCATTAGTAGTTCCGGTCGGAGTTTGCGAAGCATTCGCTATAATAGTAAGAGTATTAGTTCCTGTTCCTGCGGAAATAACCCAAGGAATTTTACATTGCCAAGCCCATGCTTTTGCTACTGCTGGTAAAGACCAAGTACACACTGTAGTAGCAGTATTAACTGGAAGAGTTATATCTGCTGTAACACGACAAGCATTAGCATCTCTAAGCAATCCAGCTTCGTTTCCTGCTATATTAGAAATTCCTACAGCTACAATACCTGCCGCTGATCTACTAAGTTCAGTATCCCATGTAGTTGCACCATTAATATTAGTAGTACTTCCCCATCCAAGTCCAAAATCTGAGCGTATAGTAGGGCCATTACCGGCACTAAAGGCCATAATATCAGTAGTAGCGATCTCAATTAGTGCTTGACTGGTGTTATTCGCATTAAAATATAATCCTTTATTTGACACTGATGAACCATAAGCTGGATTAGTATTTGATCCATCAGGTGATGCTATTACGTTAGAAACTGTAGCAGGATTAGTAGCAGTTCCAGCTACTGCGGGTGCAGTCATTGTAAATTTACCACTAGTAGAACCATTTAATCCTAAGACACCATTAGTACCACTAACGCCTAAGTCTAACTCACTATTATTAGTTCCAGTTGTTACTATTCCTGTTGCAACTTTAGTATCATTGCCCCCGGCACCAAGTACGACAGAATTAGCTGTTAAGGCCCCACCAGTATTAGTAACAGTCCCTCCACTACCTCCGGCGGGGTTATTAGCATATCCTGTAAGGTTAGTAGTTAACGAAGCACTCCCTGTGGGAGTTATAGCCGTAATATTAACTCTAGTATAATTAACTGTATGTGCCGTAGAAGTAACATTGCCATTACTAGTACAAGTTTGTGCAGCAATTATATCGCCAACGTTCCATGTAATATTATCCGCAGAAGAATCTACACGAACAGTACATGCAGAAAGCGTTCCGCTAACATTCCAGCTTAGCTGGTGAAATTGTGCTCCAGTACCAATAATATTACAAGATGAAAGAAAGTCTCCACACGAAGTGCTTACAGTAGTGCTATTATGAGTAACTGCTGAGTAAACATACTGAATGGTCTGAGCTTCGCTGTGCTTCGCGCAGCAAAATAATAGCGCAGCTAATAGCGAAGCTAGAAGAATTCTTTTCATAGCGAAGCTCCTTTAAGCATGAAATACGTTAAGCCGACCGTTTGTTATTCCATTATTTTTTACTAACAAACCATTATTAGACCAGCCAGCATTTCCAGACCTTACAGTCTGTAAGTCAGAAGCACCGTTAAGATTAACAAATTGACGTGGAGAATTACCGTCAATATTATCATATCTGAACAGCGTAGCTTGGTCCGCGTCTGCAATATACTGCATAAACTCAACTTGATAAATTTTCTGAGGTCCACGCCACACAACAAGATAAAAAGCACCATTAAGAGTAATAACATCTCCTGGATTATTTCCACTGCCGCTATTAGCTGCTAAAGCTGCTACGTCAGTGGATAATACTATAAGAGGATTTCCAGTGAAATCAGCCATAGATCATCTCCTTAGAAGGCTCCTTTTATTTCGCTATTAGACATTGATGATTGCATAAGTAAGAACTACTTCAAGAGTTCCTGCACCTACGGTGTAATTAGCTGTACCATCATTGCCAGCAAAAACACCTTGTCCTAGTGCTTGTGCATCTGTTAGTGGGGTTGCTGCCGAACCAGCAGGAAGACCAGTAATACCAATAACAGAACCATTAGCAACAGCAGTCAGAATAGCTGATTGATCCGCGGAAATTGCTTTAGCATTAACAACAGGACCAAGAAAGAGCTTGAAAGTTCCGGCATTAAGTGTATACGCCGCAGTCAAGAATAGATATCGAAGAGTGATTTCTTCGACATAAATAACTTGATTCGCTCCTGGATTAGGAAGTAACTGAATTGGCGTAGTTTTAAGCGCAAGCAATTGCGCGCTAGTTAAAAGAACTCTAGCAATAAGAGAAGGAGTTGCAACAGCAGGATTGGTATTTGCTACACCAGCAGCTATCTGTGGTAGCGTTACACTACCATCCACGTTAAGAGATGCAATAACATCTACGTTATTTTCATCCAAAATCTGCCAAACAGGACTTGTAGAAATTCTCTGAGCCATATTAAAAACCTCCTAGAATATAATATCGTCATCCGTATTACTTCCACTTTCCAGTGGAGTTACTAACTTTTCATTCGGTTCTAATTCGTGGGTAGGAATTTCTAATACTTGTGCTATGTTAGATTCTCTTTGACCAACTAGATAATTTCCATGATTACCATAATCAACACAGTCCCACTTCTTACAGAGTAATAAACCACGCTGCCAAACCATTTCAGAAATCTTTACACGAGAACCGCAACGAGAACAATAATGATATTCAACTTGATGAAACGATCTATCACCACGATAAGCTGTCGTTACTACGATTGGTTGATTAGGCATTAGATTATTATAACGAAGGCTCCTTTAGTATGAAGGGTCAGTCATATTATAAAAGGCGGGCAGAAGAAAAGGAGCCTTAAGCCTAACTTCTGCCCTATCCATTATTAACTCTCATTTGCTTCGTATCACCCGCGAAGGTAGGCGAAGAAAGAGAATTAAAATGGAATCTTATTTAGTCTCAATATGTTTTACTGCACCAGCTTCTGCTTCGTGAAGATGCTTAAACCGACCTTGCCACGCACACTTGCATTCAGCATAATATTTGTAATTCAAACCTTGTTGAGGCTTTACTGTCACCTTATGCTTTCCATCACTAGTTTCCATAGTAAACACAATATCCGAAGGATCTTCACCATGTACAGCTTCTTCGACTTCATCTTCGACTTTATGAATTTCGGCCTTCATTTTACCAAGAGCACCAATTTTCGTAGGTGTTGCTTGTTGTGTAGCATCAGTAACATTAAGCTGACTATCTACATCAGGATTAACTTGCCCAGCACCGCCACCTAATTTATCATCCAAGCTACCCATCACAGACTCCTTTCAGGTTTAAAAAAGGCTCCTTTTTTCGCTCTGGCAGTTTCCGCACTCTTTCTTTCTAATGTTAACGTACCATTAGAACCTACGGGCCATTCGAACCCCACACGCCCAACCAATGAGAAGCACCAGCAGCAAAACGCATTTTAGATTTTTGCTTCAGTGCATCTGTGTCAAAGTCATCATCATAATCCATGTCTGGTTTTTTACGCCACATGAATTTAAGTTGATGCATATCTTTTGCGCAAACTGCAAACCATGCAGTGTCAGAAGTGAGATAATGGCCAACCATATAGCCAAGATCTTCACCAAGCAATGCGTTAATTTCATTGGTCGCAGTTCCCG